TCACACCTCATCGGCGGCTACCAGGAGATAGCCCAGGCCGCGCACGGTCTGGATCACCTCGCAGTCGAGCTTCTTGCGCAGGCGCCCCACAAATACCTCTATCGTGTTGGAATCGCGATCGAAATCCTGATCGTAAAGATGCTCCACCAGTTCCGCGCGGGACACCACCCGGCCGGAATGGTGCATCAGATAGGACAGGAGCCGGTATTCATGCGAGGTGAGCTTGACCGGGTTGCCGCCCACCGAGACCCGGCCGGACCGGGTGTCGAGCCGCACCGGACCGCAGGTCAGCTCGCTGGAGGCGTGGCCGGTGGCGCGGCGCAGGAGCGCCCTGAGGCGGGCCAGCACCTCCTCCATGTGGAAGGGCTTGGCCACATAGTCGTCGGCGCCGGAATCGAAGCCCTGCACCTTGTCGCTCCAGCGGTCGCGGGCGGTGAGCATGAGCACCGGCATGGTCTTGCCCGCGCGCCGCCAGCTCTCCAGCACCGAGAGGCCGTCCATCTTCGGCAGGCCGATGTCAAGCACCACCGCGTCATAGGGCTCGCTCTCGCCCAGATAGTGGCCCTCCTCGCCGTCGAAGGCGCGATCCACCGCATAGCCCGCGTCGGCCAGGGCCTCGACGAGCTGGCGATTCAGATCGGGATCGTCCTCGATGACGAGCAGGCGCACGGACCCTCCAGATTCGAACGGGACGCGAAAAGGTTGCGATCGACCTCGGAAACAACGCGAAAAACGATTGTTCGGGCAGAATGCCAGAGCGGAGCCGCAATGTCAGCGTCCCGCTGCGCAGCCAGTTGGACGGAGCGGCGCCATTCCGCCCCGGCCGCGCGCTCACCAGCGGCAGAGCCTGCGCCCGACGGCGTTGTGAGCCTTGGCCTGACGTATGGTGTCGTCGCTGTCCCTGACGGACCACCGCACCGGCTTCGCCGCGCGGCAGAACACGTCAGTCCCGCCGGAACCCGTCGTCGTCGCGCAGGCGCTCAGGGTCAGAATTGCGGCGATCAGCGTCAGCGCGCGCGCGCTCCGCCTGCTGGACGGCACGGTCTGCATTGGCCCGCTCCCTTGTGGCCTGTTGATCGGCGCCCTTGCGCACGCCGAGATGATGGATGGCGAGGGCCGCGGCGCCGGCGAGCCAGGCCAAGGCCGGCTTGAGGCCGAGCGCCGACCAGAGCGCCACGAAGCCGGCGGCCCCGGCCGAGACGATCAGCGCGAGCCACCAGTCCCCGCCGCACAGCAGCGTGGCAACGAGGCTCACGGCCGCCGCCGCGGCCGGCAGCGCCCATCCGAGGCCGAGCGCCGCCACCCACTTGGCGGAGAGGAGAGCAACAAGCGCGCTCATGCCGGCACCGCCTCGGCCGGCTCGGCCGTGCTTCCGAAGTCAGGCGCCTTGAGGTCGAGGGCGTCCATGATCTCGGCCGCCTTGGCCTTCGCCCATTCGCGATAGACGTAGCCCAGCACGGCCACCAGAGCGCCCGCCACCATCAGGATGGTGAGGATGGTCGCGGCCATCGCGCTCTTGTCGGCCACCGGCACCAGCGCGTCCATGGCGACGCCGATGCCGGTGGAGACCGTGCCGCCGGAGGCCAGCGCATCGCCGATGGCCTTCGGCGGAGGCGACTTGGCGGACGAGGCATAGGCCTTGCCGCAAGCCGTGGCCGTGGGCATCGGCAGGTGCACCGAGCCGGAGGCGATGGCCTGCCCGAGCTGCTTCGCCTCGGCGACGCGGCGGCCCCATCCCTTGCCGAACACGTCCCAGGTCTTGAGGTTCTTCAGCATGGCGAGCCGGCGGGCCTGGATATCGGCGATGACCGCGTCGTGGTCCTCCCCACGCTCCAGCGCGGCGAGCGTCGCCGGGCCGAGCACGCCGTCCGCCGCGATGCCGAGCGCACGCTGCAGCCACTTGGTGGCCTGGGCCGGGCCGGAATTCACGGCGCCGTCGAACACCACGTAGTCGATGCCGGCGGGCAGCTTGTCGCCCTGGATCAGGTCCCAGTAGCGCCGGCGGTAGATCTCCTGAAGCTCGCTCTCCTCAAGCTGCCGCACGTCACGCGTAGGCAGGCCCTTGGAGCGGCGGTAGTCGTCATAGACCCGCTTGATGATGCCCTTCATGGTCGGGCCGCCGGGGTCGCGGGGGTGGTTGAAGTAGCCGCCCTCGTGCACCAGCACGGCGGCCAAAGCGGGCTTGAAATTGTCGCGCATGGAAGTGGCCTCGTCCTAAAACGCAGGGGAATGCGCCGCGACGCCTGCGCGCTGCGACGGTCTCCATCCCTCGAATGGGGGAAGCGGCGCCGGCCGGGGCCGCGCTAAAAGGGGGACGGCACCAACAATGCCGGTCAGGAGCGATCGGCCGACCGAGGGCACCCCGCACCCGAGGCCGGCCGATCGTTTTCCCCGCGTCGGCCGGGATCAGGCGAACACGCATTCCGGCGTGACGGGATGGACCCGCGCCGCACCGAAGTCCGGGATCAGTTCGGCCGGCCCCTGCCACAGCACGTTGACATGGAAGCCCGCGACCGGCTCCAGCACCGGCATGGGGCCGAGATCCGGATCGGCCTCGATGGTCGCGCCGGTGGGGCGGAAGATCGTCCCGTCCGCGCCCACGACGGCGATGTCGTAGCGGTAACCCTCATAGGTGCCGCAGGACGGCCAGACCGGCGCGCCGTCCGGCCCCTCGGCGGTGCCGGAGCCATACAGCGCGAAGGCCGCGCGGGCCGTCTCCCGGTCGGGGAAGCGCAGGAAGATCGTCGTGCTGAAGATCGTCTCGCTCATGCCCACCCCCTCGCCTGCCCGGTGAGCGCCGCGCCGGAGCCACGCGTTGCCCACGCCACGAGTTCATCGATCTCTAGCGCGCAGCCCGCCGGCATGCCGGCTGCGCCGCCGAGGAAGATGCCGGTGCGCGCGCGGTCGAGCCCCGCGGCGTCGGCCGACGCGGCGGCGCCGTTCACCGCGCCGGCGCGGCCCGCACCGTCCCAGCCCACGGCCGCGCCGATCTCGCCCGGCAGCACCGAGCCGAGGGAGAGCGCCGCCGCGCTCGATCCGTCGAGGCGCAGTTCCGCCGGCGCCGTGCCGCCGCGCAGCAGCGCATATCCAGAGGGCAGGCCGACGAGCGGCTGCGACGCCACCGCCGACCGCCCCCGCCCGCGCCACGCCAGCGAGGCCGCCGCGCCCTGCAATGTCGCCGCCGCACCTGTCGTGAGCTGCACCACGTCGGCGATCCGCGAGGCCGCCGCGGCGGTCGTCGGGACGTAGGAGGTCGCGATGTCGCCCGCCTCGATCTGGGCTCCCCAGGCATAGATCGTCTGCGCAGGCGTGTCGGCATTGCCCGCCCGCCCATCGCGGCCGATGTTGATGTAGTTGGCGCCGCTGGTATCGAGCGTCGACACAAGCACAAAGCGTTGCCACTGGCTTGTCAGCGTGCAGGCGATCGTCTGGTGCACCGATGACGATTTCGTCCACGTGAGATAGATCGTCTCGCCGCCGAGCGCCCCGCGCAGCCAGACCGAAAAGGCATAGGCGGGGCTCGCTGCCGGCGAGGTGATGAGCCGGTACACGCTACCGAAAGCGGTGCCCGACCCGGCGGGATAATCGAGCCGCGCCGCCGCCATGGTGCCGTCCGGGGCGAGGGCTACATTGCCCGTCCGCGTCGGGCTGTGTGCCCCTGTCGCCAGCCACCCATGGATTGCGGCGGAGTCGAGCGCGAGATTGGTCGTCGGCCCCTCGATCAGGAGGCGCGGGCGCCCGCTGCGCCGGGCAAAGGCCGGCATGTTGGCCGGAACGGTGACCAGTGCGCCGGCGGCGTCGGACACCCGTTTGGCACCGGACGAGATGGTGATGATCGATGAGAGCGGCACCAGCGCGCCGGCCAGCGCGTATCGCCCGCGGGCGAAATCGGCCGCGAGCGCCGGGGCGACGCCGTCGAGGCGGTGGGCGGCGTCGCGGAAGAAGACGGACCTGCGCCGGGCGGTGGCCGCGTCGAGCCCCAGCCCCGGGCCCAGGCGGGGCATCACGCGACCCTCCCTGCACCGACTGCAGGCCGGCACCGGCACGACACGGCGGCAGCGCGAAGGGTGGACATATGGATCATGGAACGACTCCCTCGGGGCAGGCGGACGGGACGGCGCGGAGCAGGCCCGCCTCAGCCCTCGACCAAAGCGTAGACATGCACCCCCGCCGAGGTGCCGGTGGCCCACACCCGGCGCACCTGGCAGGGCGGCAAGGGCTGAAGGCCCGGCAGAGCGAGCACGTCCACGCTCTCCCCGTCGCCCGCCCCCACGGGCGTGATGCGCACCGTGCCGACGCCGCCGGCCACGTCCTCGGGCACGAAGGCCCACAATGCCTTGGCGTAGGTGGGAAGATCGGCCCCGTCGGCGGGCGTCACCGCGGCGAGCCGCCGGGTGGGCGAAGTGAGCGAGGCGGCGTGGCCGCGCATGGGGTCGCGGGCGGGATCGTAGGGCATGGAAGGCTCCTCGGACTGGGGTTCAGGCGCCGGCCACCGGGCAGGCGAGCAGATGGATGGCGAGCCGCACGACGCCGCCGGTGAAGGCGCCGCCATTGGCGGTGAGGCGCACCGGCGTCGGCGCATAGAAGGCGGTGGGGCCGATGACGCCGGCATTGGTCGAGCCCGCCGCCGCGCCGAGCGAACCGCCGAACTTCGACGCCTCCCCGGCGATGCCGCAGTCATAGGAGGCGGCGCCGGTGACCGCCGTGAGCGTGCGCGTGGTCACGCCCAGCACGATGGCGCGGTCGGGGATGGCGATGGTGCTCTCCACGAAGGCGCCGGCGAGCGCGACATCCTCCTCCAGCACCCACGCCTCGATGGCGGCGCGGTGGGCGCTCGCGGCGAGCGGCGAGACGAAGGCGCCGCCGTCGAACAGCGCCAGCCGGCGCTCGTCCTTCACGAAGGCGAGGAAGCCGGGCGCGATCGGCAGGAAGTCGAAGGCGCCCGCCTCATACGCGGCGATCTCGCCCGCGTGCCCGGCAAAGGCGCCGCTCGCACCCGCCGGCACGAACCAGCGCGCGCCCTCCGCCGGCACGCCGGGCGGCGCCGGCGTGGTGACGCTTTCGAGCACCAGGTGCACGAAGGCGTCGAGGCGGCGCAGGGCCTCGTTGTGGGTCACATGCTTCTGCGCCTGCGCCGCCGCGAGATAGGGCAGCGCCAGGTTGGCCGTGCTGTCGGACGCCATGGGCGATCCTCGCTTGAGAGGGATGGGAAGGTCAGCGGACCGGCAGGCTCATGACGCGCGCTGCGCCCGCGCCCACGGCATCGGAGAGCTGGGCCATGCGCACCGTGAGCACCGCCTGCGGGGCGCCGAAATCGGCCCATTCGTCCGCGGCGGGATAGAGCACTGATGGGGCGGCGGTCTCGAACGCACGCACCACCGCCGCCCCGTCGCGAATCTCCACGCGGTAGGCCTCGCGCGTCTCGCCCAGCGGCACCTCCATCTGCTCCCAGCCGTCGCCCTCGGTGCGGGTGCGGCGGATGAAGGAGAGCATCACGCCCTCGGGCGTGCGGCGCGCCTGCGCATGCACAGGGAAGAGCGGGCGCAGTGCCGTGCCCTCTACCGTGCCGGCGATCTCGCTCACCTCCTCGTCGCCCTGGTCGCCGCGCGCCGCGCCTACGCGATAGATGAAGGCGCGCCCCAGCAACGAGAGGCCCAAGGCCACCGGCTCCACGCGCCCGTCGAGCTTCACGAGACGGGTGCCGGCGGGCCAAGGCGCGGCGCCAGCCAGTTCGGTGCCGGCCCGCCCACGCAGCAGCGTGGACAGGCGGAACACGCCGGCCTCCAGCAGTTCGGCCTCCGCGAACTGGATCACCTCGCAGTCGCGCCCCTCGGCCATGAGGGCGAACAGGTTCGCGCCGCCGAGCACCTGCGCCTCGCTCGCCGAGACCAAGTCGGCGGCCGCGACGCGCACCTGGGCGAAGCGGTCGAAGCGCCAGAGGGGGCCGGGCGGCAGCGGATCGATCAGGGTGGCGAACAGCGCCGGCGAGGTCAGCGCGGCGACGGCCTCGAAGCTCGCCCCATCGCCCGAGCGCCACACCGCAAGCGTGCCCGGCCAGGGATCGGCGGCGGCGGCGAGATATTGCAGCGGCACCGGCTCGGCGGCACCCTCCGAGGGCAAGGCGATGAGCGCCACCGCGGGCGGCCCGGAGGGCGGCGGCAGCACCACCGTGCCTTCCTCCGCCGGCGGCAGCGCGGCGTCGAACACGTCCGGGTCGATGCTCCGGGCGGTCACGGCGCGCGCGCCCGCCTCCTCCACGCGCGTGATTTCAAGCAGGCGCTCCCGGCCGTCGAGGGCGAGGCGCACCAGGTCGCCCGGCACCAGAGCGAGGTTCGAGGGCGGCAGGGTGAAAGCGGCGCTCTCGCGGCCGGCCCACAGGTCCTGCAGCCAGACGTCGGCGGCGCGCGCCATGGTGGCGGTCTCGGCCACCACGGCGAGGTCCGCCTCCACCTCGTGCCGGCTGCCGCCCACCAGCCGCCGCGAGGCGATGCTCACGCGGCGATAGTCGCGGTGCGCGTCGACGAAGCCGAGGCGCACCGCGCACGGCACCTCGCTCTCCTGCATGCGGGTGAAGGCCACCAGCGGCCCGTCCTCGCCGCGCACCAGATCGGCCGCGTCGAGCGCCACCGGCGCGGCGCGCCCGCGCGGGCGGAAGGCGATGCCGTTCCCCTGCTCCGCCGCGTCAAAGCCGAAGGCGCGGGCAAGCGGCTCGATGGCGGCGCGCGCGCTCATGGGGCGCTCCACCACATAGCCGTCCACCGCCCCGGAGAGGGTCGAGGCGTCGATGCCGCCGATCCCGTAGTCCGCGCACAGGGCGCCGACGAGGCCGTCCAGCGGCGCACCGCCGAGGCGGCCATTGAGCCAGTGGCCGGTGCGCCAGTTGTCGCCGTCCGCCCACACGCCGCGCGCCAGCGGGAACTGGGGATAGGGCCGCGCGTCGAAGGTCCACAGAAAGATGCAGCCCGCCTCCACCATCCGTCCCTCGTAGAGCGTGGCGGCGGGATTGTCGGCGAGGCTCGCGCCCGCCGCCGGCTCGAAAGTTGAGAGGATCGCGGCGAGCGCCCGGCGCTGGACGAGGTCGTCGCGCGCACCGGTGGAGAAGGGCGGCAGCGCGTTCTCGGACGACTTCTCGTCCGGGAAGACGCTGGGGCGGTTCGGCCCCTTGTCCACCGCCGGGCAGCCGGCCTCCATGAGGCGGATGGGCTTGGCGCCCGGCACAAAGGCGGTCGGCTCCGCATGCCGCACACCGCCGGTGCGCGCGAAATGCGCGCTGGCCCAGAACGACCAGATGTCCTTCTGGCGGAACACCCATGGCTCGCCATGGGCGCCGTCGGTGATCGGCGTGCGGTCCTGGGCGAGGCGCGCGGCCTCGTCCGCATAGTACCAGTCGTAGCCCTCGCCGGCGCGCAGATTGCCCTTCAGATAGGCCACCTCGTGGGGCGAGCGGGCGAGCGCCGCGTCGAGATGGGCCGAGCCCTCGCGCCAGTCCGACATGGGCGGGTAATAGTCGATGCCGACGAAGTCCACGGCGGGCGAGGCCCACACCGCATCGAGCGGAAACCGCACGTCGCCGCCGTCGAACACCTGGGCGCCATATTCGCTCCAATTGGCGGCGTAGGACACCTTGGTGCCGGCGCTCACCACGGCCTTCACCTCGGCCGCGAGGTCGGCCAGCGCCTCCGCCGCCGGAAAGGCGCCGGTGTGGTCGCGTAGACGGGTGAGCGCCTCGAACTCGGAGCCGATGAGGATCGCCTCCACGCCGCCCGCCGCCACGGCAAGATGGGCATAATGCAGCGCCATGCGGCGCAGCGACCATTCCGCCGGGCCGGAATAGAGCACGAGGTCGCCGAGGCGGGTGAAGTGGTGCGCCTGCGCCGCCCCAAACAGCGCCCCCACCTGCGTGGCGCAGGCGCTCGTTCCGTCCGCCGAGCCCTCGCGGCCCGGCGCGGGATCGCAGACGATGCGGCCGCGCCAGGGATGGGCGGGCTGGCTGGCGGCGCCGGTCCACGGGTCGGGCCGCGCGTTGCCGGCGGGGATGTCCATCATCACGAACGGGTTGAGCGTGACCTTGATGCCCTCCTGCTTCATCCGGCGGATGGCGCGCAGCACGCTGCCGTCCGCGGGCGTGCCGCCATAGGCCGCCCGGCCCTCGAAGCGCGAGACGGCGGAGACGCTGAGGCGGGTGTCGCCGCCCACCGCCCAGGCCACCGGCGTGGTGGTCTTGACGGCGCGTTCGCTCTTCGGCCGCACGGTGCAGGCGCCGGCGCGCAGATCGTCGCCGAACCAGGAGACGACGAGGCTCACCCGTTCGAGATTGGGGCAGGCGCACAACATCTGCTCCAGCGCCGCCTCGAAGTCGCTCTGGTGGGTGGTGACGTGGCGCGACTCGGGCAGGAACACCCCGTCCCCCACCTGCTGGCGCACGGTGAGCGGGTCGTAGCCGAACTCGGTGGCGCCGGGGATCAGGGTGACGGCGCGGATGTCCTTCTCAAGCGCCCCCACCGGGCGCTCAACCTCGGCGGTGATCTGCGGAATGCGGTTGCCGAAATCGGTCAGCTCCAGGTTCTGGAACACGAGATAGGCGACGCCGCGATAGGCCGGCGTTCCCGTGTCGCCCTGCCTGGCGGCGACCCAGGCGTCGGGGGCCTGATCCTCGGCGCCGAGATGGGTGCGGATGGACAGGCGCCGCTCGTCCAGCGGCTTGCCGTCGGCCCAGATGCGGCCGATGCGCGCCACCGGCCCCTCGCAGAAGGCGACGGCGAAATTGGCATAATAGGTGTAGGTCGTGGCCTTGGGCGCCAGCGAGCCGCCCTTGCCGGCGACGCTCTGGGTCTCCTCGCGGCGGATCTCGCGCAGCTTCGTCGCCCAGATCACCTGACCGGGCAGGCGCGCGCGGCCGTAGAGCCGGGCGACCGGCGCGCCCTCGGTGGAGGCCATCACGTCGAGGTCGGACAAGCGCGGCCCCTCGGCCTTCGGCGTGCGCGCGCCGCCGAGCAGCGTCTGGTCGAGCGCCGCGCCGCCGAGCGCCCCGAGCGCCCGCCCGGCCACCGCCCCGAGCGGTCCGAAGAGCGCGCCGCCGATCAGTGAGCCGGCCGCGCCGAGGAGCAGGGTCGCCATGGGGTGGTGTCCTTGGAGTTGGTCGAAGAGGAGGCGCGAACGGCGGAGGCAACGATGGGCTCCCGCCCGCGCGTCCCGGCCGACGGGAGCGGCGCGAAGCGCCGCGGGAGGAGAGCCGGGACCCAGCGCAAGAGACCGCCGAAGGCGCTGCTGAAACCCGGCGTCCTCAGGTTTTGCCCCGCTGCGCGGGAGTCTTGCGCTGGACCCCGGCTCGCATTCCGCTGGCGCTGCGTGCGTCCGGGGAACCGCCGCGCGAGGGGCCGCAAAGCCATTTCCCGCACGCGGGAGAGGGGGCGCGAACGGCGGGCGCAGCGGCAGCATCCCGCCCTCGTGTCCCGGCCGACGGGAGCGGAGCGAAGCGCAGCGGGAGGAGAGCCGGGACCCAGCGCAAAACTTCCGCGCAGCGGGCACAATCTCAGCACCCTCGATATCGAAGCGCCTTCGGCGGATTCTTGCGCTGGACCCCGGCTCGCATTCCGCTGCGCTCCATGCGTCCGGGGAAAAGTCAGTCCGCCACGCCAGGAAAGGCGAAGGCGAAGGCACAGCGGCGGGACCACCAGCGGCCGAGATGGCTCTCGCACACCGCGGCGCCGTCATACGCGTGGATCATCATCCCGCCCCCGCCCACCGCCCCGGCGGAGAGCAGCGCCGCGTGCTTCGCCGGCAAATGGGGGCGGAAGCGGAACAGCAGCACGTCGCCCGGCCGCGCCTCATCCAGCGGCACCGCGACAAGGCGGCGGAAGGCGGTGTCGGCGAGCGTCTCGCGCTTGCCGGCTTCCGCCCAGTCGGGTGCATAGGGCGGCAGCGGCTCGGGCTCCGGGCCGAGGAGCGCGCGCCACACACCGCGCACGAGGCCCAGGCAGTCGGCGCCCTCGCCCTTCACCGAGGCGCGGTGGCGGTAGGGCGTGCCGAGCCAGGCCCGCGCCTCGGCGAGGATGTCGGCGCGGCGGAACGGCGCGCTCACGACAGGAGCCCGCCGTCATAGCCGCCCTCGCCCGGCACCGCGACGGTGATGACGAAGTCGTTGCCCGGCATGTGCGGAAAGCCGCGGAAGTTGAGCGCGTTGGCGAAGCGGTCGCGGCAGGTGGCGAAGGCCTTGTCGCACCCCGCCGTGAGGCGCGCCGCGTCCCCCTCAGAGACCGCGAAGGGCGGACGCTGCCACAGGCGCACCACCGCGGCGGCGCCCTCCAGGAGATGCGACTTCACCTCGCTGGCGAAGCCCGCATTGGCGCCTGACGTGAAGGCGAAGCGGCCGCGCGCGAACGTCCCCGCCGCAAAGCCGGACAGGCCGTCGAGCACCAGCCGCGATCCGTCCGCGCTCGCGACCGTGGCAAGCGCGGAATGGGCCGGCGCGCCGAGGTCGACGCCGCAGCGCGCGTCGCCCAAGGCCGCGTCGCAGCGCGAGGAATAAAGCCGCCCGCGCGCCTCGCCGAGCGCGTCGGCGGGCGAGCGCACCTCGGCGGTGAAGACGCCGTCCGCGCAGCGCACCTCGCCGATGGTGCCGCGGCGCAGGACGTGGAAGATCTCGGGTGCGGACCAGTCCGCCAGCAGCAGATCGACGCACGCGCCGTCATAGCGGCCGGCGGCGAGGTCGTCCGCGTCGAGCGCGTCGGACGACAGCGCGCCGGACAGCTCGGCGCCGGTGACGGCGAGGCCCTGCGCGAGCGTGCTCTCGCTGGCGCGCATTCCGCCGGCCGCGCGCATGAGCGTGCCGTCCACCACGAGGTCGCGGTCGTGGTCGGTGAGGCCCAGAACCCCGCCGTCGCGGCAGGTGATGCGGATGGCGTGGCACAAGGTGGTGACGCCCGTGGCGAGGCGGGCGGCGAGCGCGTCGGGAAGCTCTCTCATGGCGCCCTCACGGCCTGATTTCGATGACGGGGATGCGCGGGATGTCGCCGGCCGCGAAGGCCGAGAGGTTGACCTCCAGGAAGTCGGTGTCGAAGCGCACCGGCACGTCGAACAGGAAGCCCGCGGTGACCGCGGCGCCGACACCCGGCGCGGCCCCTTCCGCGAACGTGACGAGGCCGCTCGACGCGTTCGCGGAGAAGGCTTCGGCCGCCGCCTCGATGCCATCCACCGCGACCCTGACGCTGCCCGCCACGGGCTTGGAGATCGGCCGCGCATAGGGCGCGTGGAGCAGGCCGTAGGTCTTCGCCAGGGGGAAGGCGCGGCGCGTGCCGTCGCCGATGCCGAGGAGCTGGTCGAGGGCGCTCGGCGCGGCCCCCGGAAGGCCGGAGGAATGATCGAGACGGTCGCGCCAGCGGAAGCCGTAAAGGCGCCCGCGGCGCTCCTCGAAGAAGGCCACCACCTGGCTCAGCGCGGCGAGCGTGCGGACGCCGAATCCGGCATCCCACCGGCGCCGCGAATCAGCCTGCCGCGTGTTGCGCTCCTCGCGTCCGGAGGCGGTCGTGACCACCTCCGTCACGCGCTCCGGACCGCCCGAAGCGCCCAGCGCGACGTCGATCGGGAAGAGAACCTCGTGAAAACCGCCCATGAGAGGCCTCCAATCCCCAATTCTTAAGGCAAATCAATAAAAAGCCGCTTGACATAGTCTAATCGCGCGCCTTGACTTTCATTTCCTCGATGAGGATGGAGCGAAAGCATGGCTACGAAGCCCGCGAAGAAGCCCGCCGCCGCCGCCGAGAAGAAGGCGCCGGCCAAGGCCCCCGCGAAGGCCCCTGCGGTGGAGAAGAAGCCCGCCACGAAGGCCGCCGCGAAGGCGCCCGCGAAGACCGCGGAGGCGAAGCCCGCCGAGAAGAAGGCGGCCCCTGCAAAGGCGGCTGCGAAGGCACCTGCCAAGGCCGCGGCGAAGCCCGCTGCGGAGAAGAAGGCCGCGGCCCCGAAGGCCGCCGCCAAGCCGGCGGCTGCGAAGGCCGCCAAGCCCGCCGCCGAGAAGAAGGCCGCGGAGAAGCCGGCTGCCCCCAAGGCCGCTGCCAAGCCTGCCGCTGCCCCCAAGGCGGCTGCCAAGCCCGCTGCTGCGAAGCCCGCCGCCGCCAAGCCTGCTGCCGAGAAGAAGGCCGCGGCTCCCAAGGCTGCCGCCAAGCCGGCAGCGGAGAAGAAGCCCGCGGCCAAGGCTCCGGCCAAGAAGAAGTGAGCGCGGCCCCGCTCAAGGGGCCGCCTCACGCACGCAGACCCGCTCCGAGGCCGCGCGCAGCGCGGGACTGGACCGGGACACGCCCTCATCTTGCCGGGGTTGCTCGCGAGCCCGGCGATGGCGCGGATTGAGGCGCCTCTTCCGCGGGACGGCTCGCTGCAAGGCCCCCTCCCCTGAAGACGCCGCCATCCGAAGATGCCTTTCCTCCGAGGACGGATTGCTTCGGAGGCGCGTCCTGTCGGTGCGCTTGGCAGGTCCTGTTGGGCCCGAGTCACGTTCGGCATTTCGTCGACGACGCGGCATCAGCGATGCCGCGTCGACGTGGCCCGTCCCGAAGCCTTCTTCCTTATCCCTGCCGTATCGTGATCCTTGCCGTGTCGTGCCTGCGGGCCGTCGCCGCTCGGGCGATCCCCGTGCATGAGATCGCCCTGCACGGCGGTGCCGCGTCGCGCTTCACCATCCGCGAAATCGCCGTGCCGGATCACCGGCTGCGCCGGATGCTGGGGCGCCTGCCCGCGCCCAGGACCAGACGCGCAATCGGCTCCCCCTCAGCACCGCGCCGCGCGTCCCGCCATGGGGCGGACGTTACGACAGCTTGTGCCGAAAATTTGCGGCGCTAGATTTCGCCGGTCTCATCCCCGTCACCCATGCTGGGACCGAACGGCCATGGCGCCACGCTGCATGTCTTCTCCGTCCGTCCGCGCCGGCTTCGCCCCGCGGCCGCTCGCGCGCGCATGCGCCCCGCTCACGGCGGCCGCGCTGATGGCGCTCGCCGCGATCGCGGCCGGTGCGGGCGCGGCAAGGGCGCAGTCCAATCCGTGCGCCGCGTTCGGCCCCGGCTTCCAGAAGATGCCTGGCAGCGACAGCTGCGTGAAGGCGGGCGGCGCGGTGCGGTTCGACGCCTATACGGGCGGCAATCTCAGCAGCAATCCCGGCGCCGGCAGCACGCCCACCGGCACGTCCGGCGCTACCGCGCCGGCACCCGCCGCGCCATCGGGCGCCACCGACAACAAAAGCCCGCCGACCGCCGCGAACGACCCTTGGCGCCAGGCCCGCTGAACACCCGCGCCGCTCACGCGCCGCGCTGGCCGCGCGCCACGGCCCGCGCCACGAGACCGGAGAGATAGGCGTCCGAGCGGCGGAAGCCGGCGAGGTCCGGCGTCGCGATGTTCACCGTCACGCTGGCGCGCGCGCCGCCTTCCGCGCTGCGCACGCCGAGCGTGCCGTCCGCGCCGCGCGACAGCGGCAGGATCGCCTCGGCCCCCTTCTCGCCCATCAGGCCGAGGCCGGAGGCGAGCGGAAAATAGGTCGGAGCCGCCACCACGCCGCCGCGCGCGAACGGCTTCACCTGCCCCTGCTGGATCACCCCGCCATCGGCGAAGCCCAGCCCGCCGACCGCGCCGGAGAGAAGGCCCGTGAGCCCCTGCTCCAGCGGCTTCAGCGCCGCGGTCAGCGCGAGGCCCGCGAGGCGCTGGGCGAGCTGCTCCAGCACCGTGCCGAGGTCCTTGCCCTTCAGCGCGACGCCGGTGAAGGCGCCCGCCAGGGCGCTGGCGAAGCCGCGCGCCGACACCTCGGCCGCGCCCAGCGCCTCGATCGCCTTGCGGGTGTCGACGGACAGTTCGATGTCGACGCTCTCGGTCACGTTTGCCTCCTCTCGGCGCCGTCGGGAAAGCGCGCCATCAGCGCATCGAGCCGGGCGCGCGGCAGCGGCGCGGCGCGCTTCGGCGCGAGCGCTCCGAGCGCGGCGGCCAGCTCGCGCGGCGTCAGGCGCCAGAACTGGTCGGCGGGCAGCCGCAGGAGGCCGAGCCCGGCGCCCATGGCCTCCTCCCAGGGGAAGGGCGCGGGCGCGCCGGGCGGCGGCGTCATCCCTCCTGCGGCGGCGGAGGGTTTTCCCCCTCGCCGAAGGTGGCCTGGAGCAGGTCGCAGACGATGCGCGCGAAGCCGGCGGCGCCGCCCTCCGCGCGCATGGCCTCCACCGCCTCCAGGCTCACGCGCTCGCCGGCGCCGCTCAGCCCGGCGCGGATGATGCGCGCGGCATCGCGCGCGCCGAGCCGGCCCTGCGAGAAGCGGGCGGCCAGCGCCATCAGGTCGTCGGCGCCGAAGGCGGCCTCCAGCTCGGCGAGCGCGCCGAGCGTCAGCACCAGAGTGCGCGGGCGCCCGTCGAGCACCGCCTCGATCTCGCCGCGTCGCGGATTGGCCATGGCGTCGCCCTCAGAGCGCGGCGAAGGCGAGCGCACCGGCGCTCTCCAAGGTGAGGTCGAAGGTGACCTCGCGGTCGTGCTCGGCGCCGATCTCCAGCGCCGTCACCTGGAACGGGCCGGTGACGGTGCCGAAATCCGGGATCACCACCTGGCATTCGGGGATCGCGCCCGAGAAGAACGCCGCCCGCACCAGAGCGTCGGAGGCGGCATCCTTGAACACGCCGGAGCCGGTGACCGCGGCGCGCCGCACCCCCGCCCCGGCCAGCAGCTCGCGCCACTGGCCGGCGGATTCGGCATGGGTCACGTCGACGCTCTGGGCGTTGAAGGCGATCTGGCGCGAGCGCAGGCCCGCCACCGTCACCAGCGCGGCGCCGTCATGCATCTTGAGGAGAAGGTCCTTGCCCTTCTGCGCGGCCATGGGATGTCTCCAAGCAAGGGTTCAGAGCGGCTCGGTGACGGCACGGAACCGCACCAGAGCGTGGAAGGTCCGCCCGTCCGGATCGCGCACCACCTCGGCCGTGGTGGCACGCAGGTTGGCGAGGCGGTGGGCGGCGAGCGCCAGCGGCATGTCGTGCAGCGCCTCCTGCACCGCCGCGGCGATGGCCATCGCCTCCGCCCGCCCGCCGGAGCGGGAGAAGGCGTGCAGGGTCAGCGCATGCTCGGTGCCGCGCTCGGTGGCGGTGGACCAGTCGGCCACCACCGCCTCGCCGAGCGCGACGAAGGGGAAATCGGCCTCCTTCGGCGGCACGTCGAACACCTTGGCGCCGCCGAGCAAAGCGGCGAGCGGCGCATCGGCGGCGAGCGCCCCATGGATCGCGGCGCGCAGCGCCAAGGCCGGGCTGTCGAGGGGCAGGCTCACGGGCGCCTCCTGCGGAATGCGAGCAGCGCCGCCGCGAGCCAGGGCGCGGGCGGCGCCTGAAGCGAGCCGCGCTCGCGCCCAAGCGCCGGCCCGTCGGCGATGCGCACCGCGCGGCGCCCGCCGGCATCGACCAGCGACGCGGGCACGCCAGCGGCGGCGAGGGTGTCGGCGAGCGCCGCGCCGGTGCGCGCGGCGGCGGCCTGCGCGGCGGGCGGAACGGCGCGGGCGGCGAGGCGACGGGCGAGGCCGTCGAGGCCGCGGGTCCGCAGGCGCGGGCTCACGGCTGCTCCTCCCGGCAGCGGCAGCGCGAGAGGCGCCCACGCCCGTCCGGGTCGGCCACCGCCTCCACATGGAAGATGCGGGCGCCGAGCAGCAGCCGGTCGCCCGGCGCCACCGTGTTGGGCGCGCGCAGCGTAACCCGGGCGCGGTGCCCGGCCTGCGGGCGCTCGGCCGTGACGCCGAAATCGTCGGCCAGCATCTCCACCCGGCCCCACAGCTGGTCCACGGTGAGGAAGGTGCGGGCGATGCCGCCGGCGCCGTCCGGCAGGTCCACATAGGTCTGGTGCGCGAGGCGCTGGCGCAGCGCGCCGATGGCGCTCACAGCCGCACCACGCGATAGGGCGCGATCAGCGCCATCACGGCGGCCGGCAGCTCGGTCGCGCCGCCCGCGCCGTCGCGCAGTTCGTAGAAATGCGCCACCGCGAGCCGCACCGCCTGGACGAGGTCCGCCGGCACGTCCGCCGCCGCGCCGTAGCCGGCGCGGACGGTGATGAGGATGCCGTCATGGCGCTTGCCGGGGCGCGGCACGCGGGTGCCGTCCACATGGATCAGCGCGGGCGCGCGCTCGCCCCGCAAGGTCAGCGCGCCGTCCGGCACGGCGGCCTCGGTGCCGCTGGCATCGGTGACGGTGGCGGAAAGGATCGCCGAGACCGGCGCCACCGGCAGCGCGATGACGCCGCTCGCCGGCCAGGCGTCGCGGTGAAGCGCGAACTCCTGGTCCGCCAGGATGCGCCCGCTCGCCGCCTCGATCAGCCGCCGCGCGGCGGGGATCAAAGCGTCGAGAAGAGCGTCCTCCGCATCGTGGTCGATGCGCAGGAAGGCCTTCGCCTCGGCGCGCGTCAAAGGCTCGGCTGCGGGGCCGGCGAGGGGTTCGGGCAT